AGGCTGATGGCTCTGAGCGTGTGGCTAACGGTCTGTTCCGTCCTTCGTCGCATATCATTGGCTCTGAGCGTGGCTTCAAGCAATCGGAACACATGAAGGCCATTGGGTTGCAGCCCTTCTATGACCTACAGAAGAAAGCATGGATCAGCTTCTATCTGGACCGTGTTCTGACTGTCAAATAACCAAAACCACCCTATAAGGGTCTGACCACAAAAGGAAAACACTATGAACACTGTCTCACCTTTCAGCCCTGAACATGAAGCCATTGATGACCAGTGGTCAGAGTTCTTCGAGAAGTATCAATCTCAGATGCCTATGAACGCCACCTCTCTGACCCTTGGTGCAATCATCCTGACCTTCTTAGAGATGTACAACCCCCCGGTAGAGGAAATTACCCCTGTGCTGGTTGCTACTCTTGTTAGCTATGCTGAACGGCAGAAACCTGAACATGAGGGGTATATGAACTGATGGAGTGGCAACCAATCGAGACTGCACCTAAAGGTTCCTATAAAGAGGTTGCAGTTGGTAAGGGCGGTGTGCGGGATCACTATGAGCCTGAATATATCCTTGTACCAACAAGTGATGGCAAAGTGACCATTAGCTACTGGGTTCCAGATCAGGAGCGTTGGTGCATGTTCACTAAGAAACACCCGCCAAAATGGTGGATGCCGCTACCTGAACCACCTGTGGAGTGAAACATGTTATCAACATTCTGTCTGGCCCTTGTGGTCTATACTGAGGCAAGGGGAGAACCCCTAGATGGTCAACTTCTTGTGGCCGAGGTAGTACTCAACAGGGTCCAGATGGAACAGTATCCTGACGATGTGTGTACTGTGGCATTTCAGCAACACCAGTTCAGTGGCTTAAAAGACACACCTGATCTTGAGACTATCTTTGTTGACCCTGCATGGCAAACATCTATAGAAGTCGCTGTAGAGGCTCTACAAGGCCCTACCTTGGGGTCAGGTGCCACCCACTACCACACAACCAAAGTCACCCCCTACTGGTCTAAGAAATTGACCCGTGTAGGGAAATACGGTAGACACATCTTCTATACAGGATACTGAACATGTCATCGCAACGTAGTGAGAGTTCTGCTTCTGAGCATCCCACACCAAAAGAACAGTACCTAGTCCCTATCCACAGCCTAATCAAACAGCTAGAACAGACTGCTAGTACCTATGAGTGGGATGGTGAACTTGACAAGTGCGATGCTGTTCTGCTAGAACTACAACATGTAAGACACTATCAGATCACGACTGGTAGTTTGTGGTTCCCTCTATTCTAAGGAGATAGACATGATTAACCTACTACAAAAATGTGCATCTTGTGGTGTCAGTCTTGATGATGATCTGAACATCCTATGTGAACTGTGTGAAGAACACCAAGACAGCCTAGAGCCTGATCTAGACGACTATGAAAGTGAAGAAGACTATGAGTGACTATCTTGAACAGGTATTGGGTGAGGATTGGAAGAGTATCTTCAATGTAGAGGACTTCTCTTACCTCCTCCGATATTACCTTGAAGATGATCCTTTTGACATCTTATCGGATGATCCTTGAGGTATATAGGGATCGGTGGCGGAAAGGTTCTTTTAGTAAGTGGTTGTACAGTTGGGTGTTGTCAAGGTGCGTGAAGAAAAATATTTCTGGTTGACAGAGCGAACTGTACAACATAACTAGGGTGATGGACCCCTGAGAGGAGAACAACATATGACTATCGACATGACCAACAACCGAGTGCCGTATGGCCTGCTGTTCCAATGGGAAAAAGATGAATTGGACGCCCACAGAAAAAAAGGTGGACGCTTTCAAAGCAGGCGTATCCAAGCTGATAGTTGGATGGAGATAGGGTCTCCTCATTGGCATCCAGACCTTGTTTTTCGTATACTTCCTATACCAGAGGATCAGGATGTAATTGCGTGGGAACGTCTACCTGAATGGGTTATGTGGGTCGCCCGGGATTACAGTGGTGTGGTATGGGCCTTTGAACAAGAACCTTATAAGGATTCTAGTTCTTGGTATAGTAAGCATGAAGATCAGCTTCAAATTGATGACTTCCCCGGTCTCGTGCAGATCGGGACGTGTGATTGGCGAGACAGCAAGCAGCGGAGGCCGAAATGAAAGAACTGACAAGCGAAGCCCAACAGGGCGCGATCCACCTGAAGTGGGGCTTCTTGCCTGTGTTTATGGTCCGCATGGCGGTGCCAGCCTACGCGCCGGGAACTTGGAAGTGGGGTCGCTGGCGTTATGCGCGGTTGGCCGAGGTGGTCGATCTGAACTCGAGACTTATGGGGACATGGAGGGACTGACATGACTAACGAAGAACTGGTGAAGCGGCTGCGAAGCTATGCCAAGGATCAGGGTGGCTGGCATAACATTGATGACACCTGCGAAGAAGCCGCCGACCGCATCGAAGCCCTGACCGCCGAGCGGGACGAGCATTGGAAGTCGTTTGTGCATTGGCGAAAGGAGGCAGACGGCTTGACCGAGCAACTCGAGCAACTTGTTGCGATTAATGAAGCCGCCCGTGCTGACGCCACGCTGGCCGAGATTGAGGGAGAGAAGACATGACTGACGAAGATTTTCAAGGAATCATCGAAGACCTTGAGGCCAAACTGAATAAGGCGGTGGAGGGGCTGCGGGACGCTGTGGATGCGTGGGATAACCACAACAAGACTGGCGACATGATGCAGGGTCATTGGGTTACAGATGCCCGCGCCACGCTTTCAGCTTTGCTGAATGATATTGCCGAAGGCAAGGCCGAGATTAAAGGAGATAGCCATGAGTGACGAAGTTCAAGAAGGCCCTTTCCACATTGTTGTGGATAAAGTGTTGGAGCATGAAGATGGTGGCGCTACCTACACCTTCGAGATGAACCACAAAGCTACACAAGCTATGTGTCAATATGGTCTAGAACTTGTCCTGATCTGTGCAGCCTATGGAGTTGACATTCAGGACGCTTTTGAGAGCATCAGGAAACAACATGTATGAACAAGTAGAACTGATCCATCAACCCTGTCCATACGAAAAGTGTGGGTCGTCTGACGCTTTTTCTTGGAACACTAAACACCACATTGGTCAATGCCACAGTTGTCACACGGCCTACCCCAGCAGTGGGAATAAGGTGTTTGACTGGGCATCTAGGACCTATCCTCTAAAGAAAGACAGAGCCGTGATTAAACTTGTAGAACCTGCCCAAAGGGTAGATGATGAACAAGGTGTGTGGATGCACAATGGGCATCGTAAGGTCACAGCAAGAACTATGGAGTTCTTTGGTGTAAAGACTTATGTGGAAGGTGAAGTCCCACTTAAGCACACCTACACCTATCCTGATGGGTCTACCAAGACTAGGGTGTTCCCCAAGGAGTTCTTCACTGGTAAAGGTTTCAAGTCTGACAAGCTGTTTGGTATGGATAAGTTCCCTGCTGGATCAGCACAGGCTGTGACCATCACTGAGGGCGAACTTGATGCCATGTCTGGTTATCAGATGATGGGTCAGAAGTATCCCTTTGTGTCGCTACCTTCTGCCACACCAAACAAGCGTCTGCTAGAGAATTGCAAAGACTGGTTGGGGTCGTTCAAGAAGATTTACTTGTCTCTTGACACTGACGACAAAGCAGAGAAGTTTGCTATCTCTTTGATGCACCTGTTCCCCGGTCGTGTGTACCGTGTACCTCACGATGTCTACAAGGATGCCAACGACTTCTTGATGGCTGATGCTTCTGAGGGTTTTTCTAAGGCATGGTTCAGTGCAGGTCTGTTCACCCCTGACAACATCTATGCTACAGAAGAAGACTTCCTAGAACTGTTGCATGATACACCTGACCATTCCTATGTTCCTACTGGGATCATTGGTCTGGACGATAAAATCCTTGGGCTTATGCAGGGACACTTCACTGTTATCAAGGCACCTACTGGCATTGGTAAGTCGGAGTTCATGCGGTATCTTGAATACAACTTCATCAAGAACTATCCCGAGGTCAAGTTTGCGACATGGCACTTGGAAGAGACTAAGCTACGGTCACTTCTTGGTGTTGTTTCGTACTATCTCAAGGACAACCTTACCCGTAAGGATTTGATCCAAGAGAAAGGTCGGTTGCAAGATGTTGAACAGGCTATCCGATACATCACGAACAACACAGGATACATGCAGTTTCACCTTCGTGAAGAAGATGGTGCTGATGAACTGATTGAACAGATCAGGGTTCTAACGCAGGTCTATGGCTGCAAGTATGTGTTCTTTGAGCCTATCCAAGACGTTGTGACAGTATCCAGTGACGAAAGCAAAGAGTCCCTGTTGGCAGAACTGTCTGTTCGTCTGTCTAAGCTGGCCGCTGATCTGAATGTTGGTATCGTTACGATTGGTCACACAAACGACAATGGCGACTTCAAGTATTGTCGGATGATTGGTCAACGTGCCTCTGTCATTATTGATTTAGAGCGTGACAAAGAGGCAAGCGATATGCTAGAACGTAATACTACACGGCTTGTGGTTAAGAAGAACCGTCCGTGTGGTCTAGAAGGAAACTCTGGTGAACTTCTCTTTGACGGAGAAACCTTCACCCTAACTGAAAAAGGAGTAGGCTGGTGAATATGGATGAAACCTTTGAAAAATGGTTGAGTGAACCTTGGGTCGGGGGACAAACCCGTCTAGAGTTTGCAAAAAGACATGGTATGGAAGTCGAGGATATGCGCTGGGCCTTTTCTAGTGGATGGGTTCTGGGTCAACGACAAGCAGTAGAGGAGTTGCAGAATGTCTAAGGTAATGGTTGAACTGGATCACGACACTGTTGATGGAATCTTCCTCAACCAAGTCAACTATTGGCTAGAGCATCACAAACAACAAGTGATGGGGACTGCCCCTTGGTTTGTTCACCCAGATGATCGTGAAGAGTCTATCGAATACTATGTGGCCTTCAAGAAAGTAAAGGAGTTCCTAGAAGCATGAAAATCATTGTGCTGGATAGTGAAAGTGATGGTCTGTGGAAAGAGGCTACTAAACTTCATGTGGTTGCTTGGACTGATGATGGGGAAACCTATCACCACACCAATGACTACGAAGTTATGAAGTCTCTGTTGTTGGAAGAAGATACCCGGATTGTTGCCCACAACTCTATCCGGCACGATCTTCCTACCTTCAACAAAATCCTTGGGCTGAACCTGAACCACACAAAGTTCATCGACAGCCTTGCCTTGTCTTGGTACCTCAACTTTGAACGTGCTGCACACGGTCTAGAGGGCTACGGCATCGAATACGGTGTGCCTAAGCCAAAGGTCGAGGATTGGTCAAGCCTGTCCTACGAAGAGTATGCCCATCGCTGTGTGGAAGACGTGAAGATCAACTGGCGTCTCTGGAAAGACCTAGAGCGTAAACTCCTCAAGCTGTATGGCAACTGGGATGAGGCTGTTCGTATTGTGGACTATCTTGGGTTCAAGATGGACTGTGCAAGGGAAGCAGAAGAGGTGGGTGTACGTCTTGATGTAGAACGCGCACAGAAGAACTACGACGAACTGGAACGCCTACAACAAGAGAAGTTCGAGGAACTGGTCAAGGCTATGCCTAAGCAACCCGTCTACAAGACCTTCAAGAAGCCTGCACAGAAGTTCAAGAAGGATGGGTCTATGACTGAGGCTTGGAAGAAGTGGCTCAACATTCTCTTTCAGATGGAGATGCCTTCGGATAGTGAAGCCTCCGAAGTGGAAATGATCGTTGACTGGGAAGACGCTAACCCTAACAGCGATGCTCAGGTCAAGGACTGGCTCTACAAACTTGGCTGGGAACCCCAGACGTGGAAATACGACAAGAACAAGCAGACAGGTCAGGAGAAGCGCATTGCCCAAGTACGTTATCCAGCCACCCATGCAGAAGGTGGTCAACTGTGTGCCAGTGTCACTAGCCTCAAGGACAAGGCCCCCGGCGTGGAAATTCTGGAAGGTCTGACTGTTATCCGTCACCGCAAGGGTTTCTTCAAGGCTATGCTAGAGAACCACAAAGATGGTTGGCTTGTTGCTTCTGTGGCAGGGCTGACCAACACGTTCAGGTTCAAACATGCCAAGCCTCTGGCTAATATCCCGAAGGTGGACAAGCCTTGGGGTGCCGAGATCAGGGGTTGCCTAATTGCCCCTGATGGCTTTGATCTGGTAGGGTCTGACATGGTTTCCCTAGAGGATACCACAAAGCGCCACTACATGAAGCCCTACGATCCTGCCTATGTGGCAGAGATGAGCCTACCGGGATTTGATCCCCACCTTAATCTTGCGGAGTTTGCAGGTGCTATCACCGCAGAAGATGCGGAGAAACATGCAAGAGGGGAGATTAACCTGAAACCTATTCGTAGCAAATACAAGGCTGCGAACTACAGTTGCGTCTACGGTGTGGGTGCAGCTAAACTTGCCAGAGAGATTGGTGTGACCCCTAAAGAGGCTACAGCAATCATCAAGGCTTACTGGGAGCGGAACCATTCTGTGGTTAAAGCAACAGAGAGTTTCAAGGTAAAACTTGTGGGCAACTCTATGTGGCTACAGAACCCTGTCTCTAAGTTCTGGCATAACCTACGGTCTGAGAAGGATCGTTTCTCTACTGCTAACCAGTCTACAGGTGTCTACTGCTTTGATACTTGGTTGTCGTTCTGTCGCAAGGCTGGCATTAAGATTGCCATGCAGTTTCACGACGAGGTTGGCTTCTATGTGAAGCAACAAGTGACTGAGTATATCGCAGACATTCTTAAAGGGTCTATCAAGAAGACCAACGACAAACTTAAGCTGAATGTCCTGCTAGACGTAGATGTGCAGATCGGAAAAAATTATGCCGAAACGCACTAAATAATGTGGTTATACGGTTGACAAGAACCAACTGTACAACTATATGCAAAGACCGACCGAATCAGTTCTCCTGACAAAATGAGGAAAAGATGGCTACTAGCTATAAGGAAGTGACTACGACTGGCCCGATTGAGTGGGCTAAGGTGTTCGAGAACAACCGTGAAATGGTTGGATATGAAGGTGTCTATGAACCTTGTGATGGGGCATACACTGTCACTCAAGTTCTCGACAAGTCAGAGTTTGACAAACTCAAGAAAGCAGGTTCGCAGAAGAAGCCTATCCAAAAACGTCTTCTGGAAGGTGATGGCAAGATTGCTGTGAAGTTTGAGCGTAAGCACCTTGTCCAGAAAAGCGATGGTACGCCCATCCTGAAAGCTGGTGGTCCCCCGAAAGTGGTCAACAACGAAGGTAAGCCTTGGGACGTTGAAGTTGACGGTCTGATTGGCAATGGTACGGTAGCAGAGATTACCAACCTCATTACGACTTTCAAAGGTCAGGATGGTAAGCCTATCAGCCGCACCTCTCTCACCAAGGTCAAGATCGTTGAGTTCCTGCCCTATACCCGTCCTAATCAAGAGGAAGCAGCATAATGCGGTTCACGTTTGGAATGTATGACTTTGACGAAGGTGGCGACCACCGCGCTGTTAATGTCGAAGGTCGAGCGGAGACGGTGCCAGAGGTACTAGAACTGTTCCTGTCCTTTATGCAAGGCTCTGGATACAAGTATGTGAACCAGATGGTAGCTGTCTATGACAACGGCAAAGAAGTGGGTACAACACTTTGACAAAGATCAATGCCCGACTGATTGGACTTACTCAACCAACAATCGAGGCTCGTATCCCTAATTCGGAAGGCATCCTAGCATACTGCGCTAGGGTGTCTAACCCCTCTAACCAAGACAACTTCGACACAGCAGAGAAACTCTTGAACTACTGTGTCAAGAACAAGCATTGGTCAGTCTTTGAAATGGTCAATGCTGTGGTCGAGGTAGAGGCTCCAAGGGATATTACCCGACAGTTGTTGCGTCATCGCTCGTTCAGCTTCCAAGAGTTTAGTCAACGCTACTCTGATGAGATTGAGTTTACTGAGCGTGAGTTCCGTAGCCAAGACACTAAGAACCGTCAGAACAGTGTTGATGATCTTAGCCATGAAAGTAAAGAACAGTTCAAAGAAATAGCCGAAACTGTTGCTTATCTTTCTGGTAGTGACTATAAGTTTATGCTTCAGCGTGGTGTGGCAAAAGAGTGTGCTAGGGTTATCCTTCCCGAAGGTCTTACCATGAGCCGCTTGTATGTCAATGGCACACTGCGTAGTTGGTTGCACTACCTTGATGTTCGTGATGATCCCGGTGTGACCCAGTGGGAACATGTTGTGATGGCCCGTAAGATCAAAGATGTGCTGGTCCCAGCATTCCCCACAGTCTTCAACCTGACAGGTAAAGGATGACAAAACATATCCTGATTGATGCTGACCCTTTTGCTTACAGGGCTGCTTTATCTAAAGACAACGACACTATTGGCGGGGTTCTTGAAAAGATTGATGAACTGTTCAAGGATAGTGTCGAAGCAGTCAAAGAGAGGTTTGGGGATGACCTAACGTACAAAGCCTTCTTGACAGGCCCAAACAACTTCCGCAAGGAAATCTCTAAGAGTTACAAGGGTAATAGGAAAGCTGAGAAACCTACACTGTTGAGCCTTGCCAGAGAGTATATCCTCAACAACTATATCTCTGAACTTTCAGACGGTGAAGAGGCTGACGATATAATCGCTATACAGGCTACGAAGTTGTATCCTAATGCAGTGATTGTGTCTATCGACAAAGACTTCCGACAAGTCCCTTGTAAGCTGTACAACCCAACAAAACGAGAGTGGTCAGATATTGAACAGTGGGAAGGTTTGTTGTTCTTCTATCAACAACTGCTGATGGGAGACACGGCTGATAACATTGTTGGTGTTTGGCGAGTTGGTAAGGTTAAGTCTGAGAAAATCCTTGAGGGCGCTACCACAGAAGAAGAAATGTGGAAACGCTGTCTTGAGGCTTATGAAGGCGACTATGACCGTGCAGTAATGAATGGGAGACTGTTGTGGCTAAGGCGGGAAGAAGGACAAATGTGGGAACCTCCGAATGAACTACAAACTTAACTTTCACAGAGTGGAGGCTTGGTTTCTTAACGAAGTCACTCGATACTTGAATGTTGAACTGTATGTTGATGGGGATCATGTTGACTCTGCCGTGCTTGAGAAAGACGACATTTTATGGCTACTAAACCAAGAAGAACAACCCCCAAGTCTAGGGGATACCGATCTGGCTTTGAAGGTCGAATAGCCAAGCAGTTAGAACAACAGGGTGTGAAGGTCGAGTATGAGACAACGAAGATCAAGTACGTTATCCCAGAAAGCCTTCACACCTACACAGTCGATTTCGTGCTTCCTAACGGGATCATGGTAGAGACTAAAGGTAGGTTTGTGGCAGAGGACAGAAAGAAACACCTTCTGATCCAGAAGCAACACCCTGAACTGGACATACGGTTTGTGTTCCAGAACTCTAAAGTCAAGATCAACAAAGGCTCCAAGACAAGCTATGCTGATTGGTGCAACAAGAATGGCTTCACATTCGCAGATAAAGAGGTTCCTGAGCAATGGTTCAAATTGTAAATGTCCTTCGTGGTCCAATTCACTCCTCTGAAATCCCTGATTGGGATATTGATGATGATGGGTTTGGGTTGCCATATGGAGAAGGCTACGTTCTGACCGCGACTGTTCGGAATGATCGTGGCGTACTGTACGAAGAAGACCTGATCTATGAAGACTTCGACGATGCTATGGAGATTGTAGACCACTTCTGCGATCAGATCGTCCCTTACAAATGGATGGATACGTTTTGACAAAGACAGTGATCGTATGGACATGCGCCCATGCACATCCAGATGTAAGCAATGAACGCTTCACTTGGTTGGGTGACTTGATCGAAGACGTAAAGCCTGACTACTGTGTTGACCTTGGTGATGGCGCTGACATGCAGTCCCTCAACACCTACGATACACGCTACCCACAGGCTATTGTCTCACAGTCCTACCAGAAGGATGTAGAGGCTTACAATGAGGCTCAGGACCGTATCTGGGGGCGCTACAAGGTCAGTAAGAAGAAGCGCCCTTATCGGATTGGTTTTGAGGGTAACCACGAAAACAGGATCAAGAAGGCTATCAACCATGATCCACGACTAGAGGGTAGTAAATATGGAATCTCATTTTCCCACCTTCAAACAGACTACTGGTTCGATGAGTATCATGGATACAGAAACTCAGGCCCTTCACTTGCTGAGTATGACGGTGTTCTATATGGTCACTACGTCAGCAGTGGTAACTTTGGTTCAGCTATGTCTACTAAGCATCATGGCTACAGCCTTGTCGAAAAGCTGGCTCATAGTTGCACTGTTGGTCATAGCCACAAGTTCCATTATTATCGGAAGGCGGATGCTCGTCCTACTCCGCTTAATGGCCTTGTTGCAGGATGCTTCAAAGGGTCTGAGGAAAAGTGGGCAGGACAAGCCAATGCAGAGTGGTCCAAAGGAGTAGTGATTAAACGCTATGTCGAGAATGGTGACTACGATCTGCAATGGGTTTCTCTAAAGGCTTTGGAGAAAGAGTATGGTCAACGAAACTAAAATCTTAGGGTACAGGGTTTATGTGGTAGATAAAGACTATCTGTACTACGAAACAGAAGAAACGGCTATATCGGCTGCTAAGATGTTTGCCACAGAAAGTCGAAAGACTAAAGCTACAGTAATCATGGAAGTAGAGGTTTGGAACAGTGGGCAAACGTGATAACGACAAGTTCGAGAGGAAGGGCCGTGACTTTTATGCAACAATCGACCCTGCTGCTGTAAATGCTCTGGTCGAACATCTGCCACTACCCACAACCTTCATCGAACCTTGTGCTGGTGCTGGTGATCTAGTCAACGAACTGTGCAGGCATCATGGTGTAGTTTGTCGGGCGGCATTGGACATTGAACCACAAGCAAAGACTGTGGAACAACTAAACTGTCTTTCTATCAAATGGGTTCACAAAGATGTAACCCACTTCATCACTAACCCACCCTTTACATGGGACATGCTAAAGCCTATTCTAGACCACCTACCTACCCTAGCCCCTACTTGGTTGTTGTTGCCTGCTGACTATATGCACAATGTTCGGGTCGGCCCATACATGGCTAAGTGCGCTAAGGTGGTCAGTGTAGGACGAATGTACTGGGAAAACAACAAGAAGAAGGGTGTAGACAACTATGCGTGGTATCTCTTCACCAACAACGAGACTGAGACAACATTCTATGGAAGAAAACCGTGAGTAAAGAACAAATCTTGAAACTCATCGAAGATCGTGGGTTTGTGACTATCCTAAAGGACCATGACCTTACTTTGTGGAAGGTACTTGAAATCCTAGACGATCTTGGTTACATCTTCTTAGAGAGGTATGAGGACGAATACTGATGGCTAAATGGTCTGTATATGATGAAGAGGAAGACATGATTAACGAAACGGATATTGATGCCTTTGCTCGAACCAGCGATTTCAACTGGTTCCAGAGTGAGTGTCAGAAAACTGCAATCTATCCTAAGCAACAAGGTCTAGCCTATACTGCTTTGGGCCTAGCCTCTGAGGCAGGGGAATACGCAGGCAAGATCAAGAAGGGTATCCGTGATGGTTCCTTTGATGATATTGGTGCGGCTGCTGAACTTGGTGATGTGTTGTGGTACGTTGCCACGTCTGCA